TCTAGCCTTTGCGATAGCTATATCTAGTAGCGCAGCCTGTCGCTGCTCGTATTCGCGTGTACCTTCGGGCGCATTGTCGATAGCATCGCGTAGCTTGTTTAGTTCGTCGTGCCACTTAGCTAGTACGCTAGTGTGCTGCTGCATGAAGCCGCGCTTGATGTCTTCGTCACGCCTAAACAGCGGCAGCAACGTGCGAGTGTGTGGTTTCTGTAACTTGATCTGTGCTTGCTTCATCGGTGTTTGAATGTGCATGGGTATCCAGTCAACCCATGCTTTGCCTAGTGGTATCTCACGCTTATCACCTGACACGTCATGCCGTAGCGCGTATGTTTCTTGCGGCGTGCGCTTACCTGCTTTCTGGTGTGTGCGTAGTAACCCCAAGCATTTACTCAGCGCACTAGCATACGGTTCATAAACAGATAGCTTATCGGCGTCATTCTCTTTTCTCATGCGTGCTAGGCGTGTGGCTACGCTTGCTTGCTCTTTTAATAGCGGCTTGATTACTTCCTGCCATGCAGCATGGTGCTGCCTACGCCTACGCTTCTCGCTTTGTAGTGCTTTGCGCTTGGCTTGTATGCTATCTGCCATGCTTGCAACTAGCGGCGGCGGTAAGTTTCTCGCAGTCAAACGATTGACCAGTTCTTTGCGAGTCATACGCATGTAAGGCTTTTTACTACTAGATGTAGTAGCTTTCATTGATGTCCTCCATTTTGTGTCTAGAATGTTGATTATAATTCAGCGCAAGTGGACACGCTATACGCTAGTGTTGGCGCGGTATCTTACGTTTTTTGTCCAGATGTCTATCACTTCAGACATACTAAAGGCCTAGCGAGAATGTTGGTGATTGTTGTGCGCTGATTTAGTTTCTCACAATGACTCAACATTCTAAATGGACAGGCTTGTATGGGTGAAGTGATGGACAAGTGGACACATATATATAAATATCTTTTAAAAGATAGATAGATAAAGGGTTTTACCTTTGTCCACTTGCGCTGAAAAACATCTAACAATCTGGACACGCCTAGTTACGGTTTGACGCGTTAGATTCTAACGTGTTGATGTAGAAGTCACGCTCTGCTTGCGTGATCGTCTCCCATGTAGGCTTGCTGTCTGACTCGGTTACACGTTGTAACTGAGTTTCTTTCTGTGCTTTAAAGCCTACGCGCAGTAGTGCTTGCTTGAGTTGATCGTTGTGCATGGTAGTTCTCCTTAGTTGTTAGCTTTGAACCAGTCTTCCATTGCGGAAACTTCATCGTATGCCTTGAGCAATTCAACCAGTCTTTCTGGTGAACGGTTGACATAGACACCGAAGTCAAGGTCTTCGCCGAGCGAATAGCTGAGGTACTCGGCTAAGTGTTGGATGTTTTTAATTTGCATGGTGATTCTCCTGATTGACAACATTGAGATTCCGCGCAGAGGGGTGATTCCCTGCGCGGTTTGATTGAAACTCGGTTACGTTGTGTAACCGAGTTAAGCCAACTCGGCGATGAGCTTGGCAAGTTGCGCTTTCGAATACTTAGACTTCAACTGCTTGGCTAACTTGGCAGCATCAAACTTGGCTTGCTTTGAATCGTCGTGCTTCGCATTGGCTTTCGGTACAGCGTAGATCGCATCAAGCCAACGATACAAAGCCATGTAAGCGTTGTTGCCTGCTGCTGTCGTGCGATCAAAGCCATATTTCTCACCGTCCTCATCGATCACATAACCGCGTTGTGACTTCTTCAATGACGCGCCGGTATAAACCTGCTCTGCTGCCATTGCCGCAAAGGGCATGGCATCAGCACGACAACCGATACCCAACTGCTGCAACTCGACTGATAGATCAAACGTCACGTTGTCTAACTTCTTAAAGATAGCGATAGCTGCATTAGCCATTGGTGCATTGTGTAGTTTCAGTTTCATGGTAGTTCTCCTAGATATGCTGCATTGAACTCGGTTACATGCTGTAACTGAGTGAGAGAAACTGTATCCCTCATATAGTTGCGAAATGCCCTCGCATCAATCAAATTGACAACATTCTGACCCCACCATCCCCCTACCCAAGCAACCACAGCAGCGGTCTGGCTTGGGCGTAGAACACTATTCCCCACACGCAATATCACTTTTGTTTCAAATTCAATAACTTCTTGCTCCGCAAAAAAACACAAAAATTTCTATAAAAAATCAAATAGGAACTTGTCTAACATTTGACAAACACACATAAAAAAAGCCCCCACCGAAGTAGGGGCCTGAAAGGGCCGTTGCCCTAAGCGAGAAACATCTCCGCCAAAACGGAGAACAACATCTCCAACCACGGAGACAGCAATCATGTAAAAATTTACACAACCGCAAAACTGAGTATATACTCCGCCCAACGTGACTGCAATGGTCAGCGCCTATGCTAGAGCATTTATTAGATGAAACTGTTTTTACTCCCGACGTTCTCAACGCGCCGGTGGCTACGCCTTTCTCCAAAGCAAGCCCTGAACAACTGATGGACGCACAAGTTGAAACGGCTAAATGGCTTGAAGAACTGGGCGCGGTATCCGACGAAGACATAACAGACCAGATTCAGGAAGACAGCGCCAGACAAGCGTTCGCTGTACTAACCCAAGACCAAGACCCCAAAACTAAAAAAACGGCGTTAACGAAAGTGACCACGCCAGAAGCGGTAAAGCATCTTGTTGGAATGTTAACTGCGTACGATTGGCACTTTGTTGAACAGGCTAAGGAGATTAGGGGCTATGCAGTAGCGCAGTTGGTGGAGGAAACAAAGCACCCTGATGCCAAGATACGGCTACGTGCGCTTGAACTGTTGGGTAAGGTAACAGAGGTTGCGTTATTTACTGACCGGGTAGAAGTTAAAAATAACGCCTTGTCGGATTCTGAACTAGATAGTCGCATTAAAGAGAAGCTAGAACGCATGGCAAAAATCGTGGATATAACTGACGTTATGTACGTAGAGGAAACGCCGAAGGCCAACGATGAACCTGAACCAGCATGAAATCGCAGCGCTTAACAAGATACTACCTACGCTCTCAGCGCAGGAGAAAGCAGAACTGCTGTCTGATCTGGAGGAGAGGGCGAACCGTGCGGGTAAGAAAGCTGCTCAAGATTCAGTACTTGGGTTTGCGACACAGGTTTATCCGGGCTTTAAGATTGGCCCCCATCACAGGAAGCTAGCCAAAATCTTCCAAGACGTCATTGACGGTAAGAAAAAACGCGTGATTATCAACATCGCGCCACGTATGGGTAAGTCAGAGTTTTCCTCCTACCTGTTCCCCGCCTACTTCCTTGGCAAATACCCCGAGAAAAAGATCATCATGGGCACCCACACCGCGGGTTTGTCTGAGGATTTTGGTCGTCGCGTGCGAAATTTGCTGGAGTCCGAGGAATACGCAGACATTTTTCCCAAAACTAGGGTAGCTGACGACCAGAAAGCCGCCGGTAAATGGTCAACTAGCGCCGGAGGCCAGTACTATGCAGCCGGTGTGGGTGGTGCGTTGGCTGGTCGTGGTGCTGATTTGTTTGTAATTGACGACCCACACTCAGAACAGGACATGAAAGCCAACAGCCGCGGTGCATTTGATGCCGCATGGGCGTGGTTCCAGCAGGGTCCGCTGCAACGTCTGATGCCAAACGGCGCAATTATTGTAATTATGACGCGTTGGAGTATGGTTGACCTGACCGGACGCTTAATTGACTACCAAATTAAGAACCCAAACGCGGATACGTGGGAAATTGTGGAGTTACCTGCCATATTTAACGAGGGAACGCCGGAAGAGAAGTCGTTGTGGCCTGAGCAGTGGCCGTTGGAGATGTTACAAGCCAAAAAAGCTAACTTAGACCCCCGGTTTTGGAACGCGCAGTACATGCAGAACCCAACATCGGACGTGTCAGCCATTATTGGGCGCGGTTCATGGAAAGTTTGGGAGGATGATGAGCCGCCAGAGTGTAGCTACGTCATTCAGAGCTGGGATACGGCGCATGAATCCAAAACATCAGCCGACTATAGCGCGTGTACTACATGGGGCGTTTGGTATAACGACGAGGACAACGGCGCACCTAACCTGATATTGCTAGACGCGTTCAAAGACCGGATGCAGTTCCCTGAATTAAAGGCAACTGCTTTAAAACATTACAAGGAGTGGGAGCCAGATGCGTTCATTGTGGAGAAAAAGGCAGCAGGCGCACCACTTATCCAAGAACTCAGAGCAATGGGAATCCCCGTTGATGAATTCACCCCCAGCCGAGGGCGTGTCAAAGGCACCACAGACAAAACCGCCCGTCTTAACGCTGTTGCCGACTTCTTCCATAGCGGCAAAGTGTGGGCACCAGACACACGATGGGCAAGAGAAGTGATTGAGGAGGTCGCAGCCTTCCCTGTGGGGGAGCATGACGACTATGTTGATACGGTGTCCCAAGCGCTACTGCGCTATCGCCAAGGCGGCTTCATCAGTCTGCCAAGCGACTACGAGGATGAACCGACATTTTTTAAACGCAAGTCACACGCATACTATTAAGGACGCACCATGTCGATAGATAAAGCCCTGTACGCTGCCCCCTTGGGCATGCCAGCCGACGCAGAAGAAGATGGCATAGAGATTGAGATTGAAGACCCAGAGGCCGTGCGTATTAAAGCTGGCGACATGGAAATTGAAATTGAACCGGGCGAAGAAGAGGAAGAAGACTTTAACGCCAACCTTGCAGAAGAGATTGATGAGAGCGAGTTGCAGTCGCTTGTCGGCGAAATTTTGGATGACGTGCGTAACGACTTGGCTTCACGCAAGGATTGGGAAGATACCTATAAAGAAGGCTTGACGCTGTTAGGTTTGAAATACGAAGAACGTACTGAACCGTGGTCAGGCGCGTGCGGCGTGTTTCACCCTATGATTACTGAAGCTGTTGTTCGTTTTCAATCAGAAACAATTACAGAAACATTCCCAGCCAAAGGCCCAACCAAGGCCAAGATTTTAGGTAAAGAAACACCTGAGAAGAAAGAGATTGCAGAGCGTGTGCAAGAGGACATGAACTACGAATTGACTGAGGTCATGAAAGAGTTTCGTCCTGAACATGAACGCATGCTGTTCTCTTTACCTGCCATCGGCTCCGCGTTTAAGAAAGTGTATGTAGACCCCACACTAGATCGTCAAACATCGGTCTACGTATCAGCAGAAGACATCATCCTGCCTTACGGCACGACAGAACTACAAACATGCCAGCGTCTAACGCATCGCATGCGCAAGAACGAGAATGACGTTTTAAAATTGCAAAAAGCTGGGTTTTATCGCGACCTTGATTTAGGGGAGCCGCCTAAAGTAACCAACGAAACACAACAGAAGAAAGACAAAGAGTCAGGCATGTCAGCGGCGTTTGATGACCGCTACGAGCTGTATGAAGTGCATGTTGATTTGGATTTGCCCGGCTATGAAGATGTTGATAAAGACGGTGAGCCTACCGGCATAGCGTTGCCATACGTGGTGACGATACTTAAAGGTTCTGACGACATATTATCTATTCGTCGCAACTGGTTAGAAGACGATGATCTTAAACTAAAGAGGCAACACTTTGTTCACTACCAATATATTCCCGGCTTTGGTCCCTACGGCTTCGGGCTGTTTCATCTCATCGGTGGTTACGCCAAGTCAGCCACCAGCCTCATGCGACAACTCGTGGATGCGGGAACTCTCAGCAATCTCCCCGGAGGACTTAAATCGCGAGGACTTCGGATTAAAGGCGATGACACACCAATCGCTCCGGGCGAATGGCGAGACGTAGATACAGGTTCAGGAGCTATCCGTGACAACATACTGCCGTTACCTTACAAAGAACCATCGACTACTCTATTCCAACTCCTTGGTACTATCGTTGAGGAGGGCCGACGTTTCGCAGCAACTGCCGACATCCAAGTGTCCGATATGTCGGCTAATACTCCGGTGGGAACAACTCTTGCCATACTTGAACGAACGCTCAAGGTTATGTCTGCCGTTCAAGCCCGAGTCCACTACGCCCTCAAACAAGAACTCCAACTCCTAGCAGCAATTATTCGTGATTACTCGCCTGAAGATTACGAGTACGAGCCTACATCCGGCAACAAACGCGCTAAAAAATCTGACTACGAAGACATCGAGATTATTCCTGTCTCTGACCCTAATGCTGCAACGATGTCGCAGCGGGTTGTTCAGTACCAAGCGGTGTTGCAATTAGCGCAGACTGCACCACAGATATACGACATGCCTGTGCTGCATCGTCAGATGTTGGACGTGTTGGGCATAAAGAACGCCAATAAATTGGTGCCGATGGAAGACGACCGTACGCCACAAGACCCGATAACAGAAAACATGAACGTGCTGAAGTTAAAGCCTGTGAAAGCGTTTATGTATCAGGACCACGAAGCACACATCAAAGTACACATGGCTGCGGTGCAAGACCCATTGATTCAACAGATGATGGGGCAGAACCCACAAGCGCCGATGATTCAACAAGCAATGATGGCGCACATTGCAGAACACTTAGGTTTTGCATACCGCAACAAGATACAAGAAGCGTTGGGTGCTGATTTACCAATGCCTGACGATAAGTTAGATCCTGCTGTAGAAGTACAGCTATCACGGCTTATTGCACAAGCCGCACCTATCGTTCTACAAAACAGCCAAGGCCAAGTTGCACAACAAGCCGCCGCTGCACAAGCGCAACAAAACCAGCAAGACCCTGTTATTCAAATGCAGATGCAAGAGCTTCAACTCAAAATACAAGAACTTGAACTTAAGAAAGCAAAAATAGCAGCAGACGCTGCTGCACAAGCAGACAAGCTTGAGCTTGAAAGAGAAAAAGTTTCTGCGCAGTTTGAATTAGAGGGCATGAAATTGGGTATGAAATCTCAATTTGACCAAGCAAAAGCTGCGTCTTCTACCGAAATTGAAGGTGTTCGCATGGGGACGGACATTGCAAAAACTAAAGCTGACATGGAGTTTCGTCGGCAAGAACTAAACAAACCCCAACCTAAGTCAAAAGGAACTAAATGACAACCCTACAGGAGTACACGTCGTTTGTTGACATCCTGCGCAGAAAAATTCGGGACGATATGAACAACTACGCGGACGACATTTCAGGTGGCGTCTGTGCTGATTATGCGGCTTATACAAAGCTTTGCGGTGTGATTCAAGGTCTAGCTATCGCAGAGCGCCATTTACTTGACCTTGCTGAGAAAGCCACAAAGGATGATTTCGATGAGTGATTTAATGCTCCCACAGTATTTAAAAGACTTGATTAAACAAGAAAAAGATTTAACAGGCGAAACAATTGATTCGCCCGGCGATGAAGATAAAGCGCGTCAACTACCAAAACCTACTGGGCACAAAATTTTGTGCGCAATTCCACCAGCAGGAGATACGTTTGATGATTCGTTTATTGCTAAAGCAAGCGTGTCACAGCGCATTGAAGAACAAACTACAACGGTGTTGTTTGTTGTAGCGTTGGGGCCTGATGCGTACAAAGACACAGATAGATTCCCAAGCGGTCCTTGGTGTAAAGAAGGTGATTTTGTTTTGGTTCGTGCTTACAGCGGTACTCGATTCCAAATTCACGGACGTGATTTCCGTATGATTTTTGACGATCAAGTTGATGGCACGGTAGAAGACCCACGCGGTTACGCACGCGCAGCATAAGGAGAAACGTATGGCTACCGAAGAGTACATGACGGAACTAAAAATTCCGGGCAAGGGTGGAGATGATGACCTGCCAGAAATACGAATGGAAGACGATGACGTTGATATTGATATTAACGCCGAGTCCGATGTCGAGATCGAAATTGAAGACGATACCCCCGAACAAGACCGAGGCAGAAAACCTCTGGATCGCGACGTAGCCGACCCTTCCGACGAGGAAGTAGAGCAGTACAGCGACAAGGTTCAAAAGCGCATTAAAGAGTTGGCTCATGCTCGGCACGATGAACGCCGCGCTAAAGAGACAGCCCTGCGTGAGCGCGAGGAAGCTATTCGGGTAGCCCAGCAACTTGTAAACGAAAACAAGCAACTGCGCGGGTACGTTAATTCTGGTGAACAGACCTTTGCTGAAGTATTGAAGTCAAAAGCAGAGGCCGATCTGGAGATGGCTCGGAGACAATACAAAGAGGCGGCTGAGTCTTACGACACTGATGCCATGCTGGCGGCGCAAGAAAACTTGCAAGATGCCAAGATCAGGTTGGACAAAGCAAATAATTTTAGACCAACCTCTTTACAAGTCGATCAGGAACAGGTATATAGTCAACCATCGCCTCAACCCGAGGTGCGCCCCGACGATAAAACCTTGCGCTGGCAAGCTAAAAACCAGTGGTTCGGAGCGCCCGGTTACGAGGAAGTCACCGCAATGGCTCTCGCTGCACATCAGCGGCTAACTGCGGAAAACGGCGCTGACTACGCCCGGACAGACGAATACTA